TTTTGATACTCCGATAAAGGTTTATCTTTGTTACATCTATTACAATGTTTAATGTGTTTCATTTAAATCCTCTATATTATTTAATTTGTTTATTGGAAGATTATAACAGTCAGTTGAAACTTTCCAGTTATTAGAAGGATCTATTTCTCCTTTTTTCATGAACGTAGATTTTTTAAAATAATCTTCTTTATTTAAATACCCTAGTATCCAGCCTTGAGTCATGTCTTTTAAAATTCGTGTAAACATATAGATATCACAGCGTTGTTTAGTATTAAGATTAGCAACTGAACACTCGTAATAATCTCTAGGAGGTGTAGTTACTCGTTTAGTTTTAACATCTATTTTTATGTTATTAAATATCATATCATAATCATAAGTGTTAGATATTTCTATATCTAAAAATTTAGATACAATTATTTCTCCTAAAAAACCATGTATATTTCCTTGTCCTTTTGTTATAGAGTTTTTTAATTGCCCCATTTCTTCAGCAAGAGTCTGTGCTTGTTGTATATTCTGTTTAGTTATATTAATGTGTTTCACTCCAATTTCCTCCTATTTTATATTGGGCATCTAACGGACACCTCATGTTATAATAATCTCCTGCTTCTTTGATTGCTTGGACTGCAAGAGAACCAAACTTATCTGTGTGGTCTTTACTTACTTCGACTTGCCACTCGTCATGTATGTTAGCAACAAACTTATAATCTAAATTGTTTTTAGTTGCTTCACTGTTTAATATAATTAACGCTCGTTTCATAACGATAGCACCACCACCTTGTAGTAAACTATTCAAAGCCGCGTGTGTGTTTCGTATATTTATTCTTCTTCCGTCAATTCCTTTTAAGTATCCTTTTGTTGCCGCTTTTGTAACTCTATCTCTAAGAGTCTTAAATGTTGGCTGATTAGCAAAGAAGCGTTCTCTAAGTCTTGCTCCATAATCTTTGCTTCCTCCAACCACTTGTCCAATCTTTTTATCTCCTGCTCCGTACAAGAGTGCATAGATGAAAGTTTTAGCCTGATCTCTTGATTTAAGTCCTGCAATTTTTTGATTGCGGGAGTGTATGTCTCCATGTATAATTTCATTTGTAAATTCCTCGTCTTTCATGTAGTGAGCAAGCATCCGTAACTCCAAACCTGAAGCATCAATACCTACTAATTTATATCCTCTTGGTACAATCCAACATTCTCTGCATTCTGTACCATAAGGTGTTTTAACTGAAGGTACTTGAGCCATGTTAGGATTCCTGTGTGTCATTCGACCAGTAATTGTACCGTTAGGTATAACAAAACCGTGTACTCTTCCGTCATCTTCAACAAACTTTATCCAAGACTCTATCTGTGCTATCCTTTTTTGAAGTAAAAGATACTCTGCTATGAGTTGAGCTTCAGGTATGTCTGTTATCTTATGTAAAACCTTTTCGTCAACGATAGGCTGACCAGTTGGTGTAAATTTCTTAGGATTCCATCCGAAACCTTGTAAGTATTCTCCGATCTGTTTCCTTGAGCCTAGATTAAAGTCTTGTAGCTCTTGTCTCATAAAAGGTTCGTACTTTTTTGTTTCAATAATTTGTTCGTATTCTTTTACTCTTAGTCCTGACTTAGATAAATCACCATCCTTTTTAAATTTAGGTGTTACTAATTTTATGTCAACCCATCTAGGTTTAAATACTTTATGTACTTCTTCTTCGACCTCACTCATTCTTTTATAAAAATTAGATAAAAGTTTCTCTGCCTTTGGTTGATCAAATTGAAAACCATTCTGCTCTTGTTCTTTTAGTATTAAACTACAGCCTTGTTCTAGTCTGGCACTTTCTTTAGAGAAAC